TCCAACAAAAATAAAGATAAAACTTATTCTAAGATTGGTAAAAATAAAAAAGAAAAAAGGGGTAATAATGTTACCAAAATTGGTAAGTATTATGCCGTAGCCACAGCACTCGTTCTACTACCATCAATAGCAGAAGCAGCTTTCACCGAAATGGGTGATATGGTCAAGGGATTTAGTGATAAATTAAAAGACATGTTGAAGCCTCCTGCTGATGCCGAAACTCCATCCAATATTGGTGCCGGAGGTTCAGAAGAAGTAACCGATATGGATGAACTTAAAAAATTCATTTCTGGTAAAGAATCTGGTGGTAACTATAACCGTCTAGTTACAGCAAAAGCAGGAGATGCTAGTTTACCGGATGAATTCAAGAATATAGATTTATCGAAGATGACTATAGATGAGGTCATAAAACTACAAGATGAAATGCTCAAGAGTGGCCTTTTTCCTTCCTCTGCGTTAGGCAAATATCAGTTTACCAAGGCTTCTATACAAGAGGCCGCAAAAGATTTAAATATTGATACCAAAACCACATTTTATACACCAAAGGTCCAAGAGATGTTTATGGACACTAGATTGAAGAAAGACATAAAACAAGTCAAATCGTTGGGTCTTCCTGCAACTCAAGGAAATGTTTATTTAAATTTCTTTGCTGGATCAGCAGGATTCAAAAAAATAATGGCTGCGCCAGACACGGCAAATGTTGGTGAAGTTTTGGATCCGGAGTCGGCCAAAGCCAATCCAAGAATAGCCAAAAAAACGGTGGGACAATTGAAACAAGATTTTGGAAATACTCCAACTGTGCCGTCATCTGCAGCAACCAATAAAGTGGCTCCGCAACCAACACCGATGCCTGCACCAATAGAAGGCAAAAATATTGAGAGAGATTCTAGACCTGTTGCAGATATGGCAAATAAAGACAAAGTTAAAGTTGCAACTGTAATACAGGAAAAGTCTTTTCATTACATTTCTCCAAATTCAGGTGGAGGAATGATATTCTCCGATGGCATCTATGAGCCTAAAGCCGACTTAATAACAAAATAAGAGTATAAAATGGCAAACCAATCAAATCTCTCAGAGTCAATTGTAGACAAACTTGTTGGAATAAGATCCACTTTCATGAAAAAGAAAGATGTTGAATCCAATAATTCACCTAGTACATCCGAGCTTAGTGCCGACAATCCTCGCGGCCGAGGAAAAAAATCTACTGGTAATGTTACAATCAATAAGGCATTCTATACAACAATTTCGGAAGGGCAATTGCGACCATTACAAAAAGGTGATGGATTGGCCAACATATTTGCCAAGATTTATAACTTGCTCAAATCACAACATGAAGAAGATGTGAAGCACTATGAGTTAGAAAAAAATATGCGCCGTAATGATAAAAAAGACAAAGGTTTTTTATCTCTTCTCGATAGAAAAAAAGATGAAAAGGTAACTGCAAAAAAAGAAGAAGATGATGGTGAGAAATCTAAATCATTGTTCGGTAAAATGTTTGGTTTATTTTTTGGTGGGGTGAAAACCATTCTAGGTGGTATGATGTCCGTAGTGATCGGCACAGTAGGAGCTTTATCTAATATTGTTTGGGGTCTAATGAAAACCGTAAAAACCGTTCTAGGTTTCTTACCCAGTATATTTTCTGCGGTAACCGGTGTTGTCGGGATTATTACAAATCTTGTAGAAAAAGTTATGGGGAAATTTATAGAAAGATTAATATTAAGTTCACTATTTTCTATCGTTAAAGATAGTATTATGCCAAAAGTTTTTTCGGGTATAATGGCCGTTGTAAGTTTTCTTGGTAAAAGAGCAGTTTCTTCACTTGGAGGTCCTTTAGCCACAATATTAGGTGTTGGTGCAGCTGTTTACGCAGGACATGAAGCATTAACTGCGGCCGAAGAACTTAATCAGGGTTTATTTAATGATGCTTTTGTTAAAGAAGATCCAAAAGGTAAATTGGATACCTTCAGGGCAGAGAGAGATAAAAAATTATCCGAATTGGAAAACAAATATATAAAAACAAATATAGATAGAACTTTTATTCATGGACGGGAAGATCCTGGTGATCCGAGTTATGTGGAAGAAAAAGAACAAATAAATTTTGAGTATGGTAAAAAAAGATCAGAACTACAAAAAGAACAAGACAAATATTTCGTCAAAGAAATTGAACCAAAATTGAGAAAAGAAGGCTATACAATGGGTGATGCTCTTGATATTTTAACCCCGCGTTATCTTCCCCCCGGCAGTGATGGATTTAGTATACCCGTCATTAAAAGAGACGGAGAAAAAATAAGTGATGCCGAATATTTGTATTTGGGTACAAAATTAGGATTAATTAAAAGACTCACCAAATCATTGTCTGAAGATGTTGAGGATTTTAAAAAAAATACCATCTCGAAAATTGAAGAAAATCCAATAGTAAAATCTATAACAGATGAAGTAAAATCATTAGAACAGAAAAAAAATGATTTTGTAAGTCAAATTGAAGACATGAAAAATGGAACAGGAGAAGCCTTAACAAAACTATTCAAAGATTACAATCTAAATAAAGGCAATGCAGAATTCCTAGCACCAATTGTTAATAAGACAAGTGAAGTTATCAATTCGGGTAAAAGCGCACCTGGTATGACAATGGACACTTCTGTATCTGTTCGGACTGATGATCCTACATTGAAAAAGATACTATTCAATAATCTACGACCCATATAATGAAAAAACCCCGCACTTGGCGGGGTTCCGTGTTAGTCAGTTAAGACTAATCACTCATCGTCATTAGCCAACTTCGAGAAGTAACTAAGATCATCTTCTTCCTCTGTCGTTACCAACTCAGGCTCAGGTGTTGGCTTGCGCGGTGCAGCCTTAGCCTGTTCCACAGTTGTACGAACCATGGGAACTTCACCATTAAGACCCAAGGCCTTATCCAGACGGCTCTTCAAATCATCGAATGACTTGAATTCACTGTCGGCAGTCATAGTCTTCAGCGAGTGCTGGTTCTGCCAAATCTTTTCCAACTTTTCATCATCAGTAGATATTGCTGATGGTGATTCGAACTCAGACTTATCATAGTTTTGATAGCCCTCGACCTTACGAATCTTCAGCTTGAAGTTAGCACCCTTCCACATATCAAACGGATTGATAGGAACTTCATCTTCGAAAGCAGGGTTCATTGCTTCAGTAATCTTATCAAAGATTTTCTTACCAAACTTGAACAATTTAATCTGCCCTTCGTTTTCTGGATGCTTAGGATCCGAAACGATATAGACGTTAGCAATATAGTTAAGCTTACGCTTTTGCTTACGAACTACGTCCTTGTTGGCTTCGATGCCTGAATTCCACAGACCAGAGTTGTATTCACATACAGGACACTTTTGGTTGTTGGTTGTCAGGCAGTTATCGATCAGCCAGCCGCCAGGACCTTGAAATCCATGGGAGAAGATTTTAACCCATGGGAGAGAATCATCACCATCTTGTGGAGATGACGGCAAGAAACGGATGGTAGCCATACCATTGCCTGCCTTATCGACTTCTGGACGCCAGAAGGTTTCTTTCTTGTCTGATCCCTCAGAAGAAGAATTGAGTGCCTCGATTGCCTTAGACAATTTATCAAGGTTGCCCGAATTTCTTTTAAGATTTGCAAATGAACTCATAGTATTTCCTTTCGTATTACGGAGTATATTAATGTATTAACGGATTATCCACATAAATCATAATGATGATCTATATAGCCATCATAACATAAGACTTTTTAGTTTGTCAATGGTGGTTTCGGCATTCTTGTGAAGAATACCAATTCCACCCGCTTTGTTCCAATCATCGATAACACTTACCGTATCATCAATGATTATGGAATTTGGTGTTGCAAATTTGTACTTCAGGGATTTACCTGGAACAAAATTTTGCTTGTAAGTAATACCATGTTTTTTCAACCAGATAATTTTTTGTTTAGATACAACATCATGCCTAGCCTCAGATGCAGTTGAGGATAAAATCTCTTTTGGTACTTCTAGAGAATCCAGTGCAGATAACAATTGCAGTGCATCAGGCATCATTTCAAGTGTTGCAAAGTTCATATCAACAATAAACTTATCAAATTGCCGATGAAACTGCTTATTGCTTAATGTTTCTGGGCATACATTAAAAACTTCGTTATATCGTTTATGGAAGTCGCATAGTACGCCATCTAAATCTACATAAATTTTATCAATCATATTAAATGCTCTTCAAATAATCAATAACCAAATGAAAGTGTTCGTTGAAACGGTGATCTGCACCACGAATCATATCATAAGAACACGAAGATACTACAGCATCGAGACAATCTGCATGGTCTAGAACTTCATCCTTTTCAGCGAAGAAGTAATGGAACTTTTCAGAAATAGTCAACTTAGTATACTTGTTCCGAATTTCTTCGAATATTCCATATTTCTCAAGAGATAGTTCTGGATCGTATGATGGGTTGATAATAACTGCACGGCAATCATATGCCTTAGCCAGTTTTGAAGCCATCCAGCCACCAAGAGAAGTACCAACAAAGATAAGTTCAATATCCTGATGCAGATAATCCAGTAGTACTAAATCGATTTCTCGACTGATACTATCAAAAGCGACCACAGGATCAATATCTGCATGAAAACAGTATGCATCAAATCCAGCATCTTTCAATTGTTGAAGTTTGTTGGTATTAGTATTCGAACCGTAGCCGTGGCAATAAACAATAAGTTTCTTCATGCAGAAAGTATATCACACCTTTTAATCCTTGTCAACCTTTGGGTGTCCCATGGCCACTTTCGTGTGCATTTCACCACCAATCTTACGATCATAGTGTTCGCCACCTTCGTGTGGGTTAACATCCTTATTGAGGAGTTTGCCTACTTTGTTATTGTGTATAACAGGAACTCCCATCTTACGCTGGATTTTCTCGGCTGCACCAGAGACTTCACCCCATGCGCGTTTCTGCTCATGGTCTTCCATCTTTGTCTTCTTCCAATCATTCTTACCTTGTTCTGAACCATCCGTACCGGAAGCAATAGACTTTCTGCCGTGTTGTTTCTTATAAAGATTAACAGCGGTTATCTTATCTCCACGCTTGGTTGCTTTGATGACTGAGTGTGTAATGTCATCATGAATTGCATCGGATTCTTTCTTGGTACCTGATCCATT